AGTGGTGTTATGTTTCTACGGTCTTTTTTGTGTGATGATATTCTTTTCTCAAGACTTGAAACCGTCTTGCCTATATAAAACTTTCCGTTTATTTTATTTGTAATTTTATAGATTATCGCCATCCCTATCTCCTATAAAGAATATATGGTATATAATCTATTTATACTTTTCAATAAAAGCTCTTAATTCGTCATTTTTATCTGGATTGTTCAATAAATCATTTACATACCTCTCCCCTGCCTTGATAGTCTGTCTACCACAGGATGTAATAGCCTCCGATATGTTCACATTGAAATACCGGGAATATGGAACACTTGTAACACCGAACATAGCATTGAGAATAATCTTGAGTGCATGCTGTAATCCGTTGAACTGGCTGACCTTCTCTTCGGTCTTTTTCAAGACATCATCCCTCAATTGTGGAAGAGACTTCTTCATCTTTATCATCTTTCCCTTGATTTCAATTCTCTTATGAAAAACCTCTTCCTCGACCTGAGCGAGAACCCCCTTGTTCTTTGTTGAAAATACAGAACCACAGGGGGCTATCGTGATAGCCCTCTTTTCCAGAGCAGAATTGAACACCGTCAACTTCTGTCCATCAAATGTCACCTTCTTACCATCCTTGAGAAGATTGAATGCAGGAAACTTCTTTTGTCTGACATACTGGACAACCGTGTCTTCCGTAATATCAAGTATCCTACCATAGTATGTCTCCGGTGACATATTCAGGGTGATGATTGCAGTCGGATACGATGAGGCAATATCAAGGTCAATAACCCAATTGTGTTTTCCTGTCTGTGGCTCCTTGACATATGCCGCTTCAAATGTCTCTTGTGTTCCACCATAAAACTTCGGGGCACACAAACGATGTCTACGGAAATAAACCAACAGAAGACCTTCTATGAGCTGGGTCATCGTGTCATAATATCTCATCGGGCACTTGGTCAGGAGAGACAGGGATTGAACCATACTGATATAGCCCAATTTCTTTTCCAACTGATGAACACGAAGTGCGTCCGTAATGTTATAATCGACAAACAGGTTCCAATCTTTCTCACACAATTCTTTCAGGTCTTTATATTGAGAGTAATCAACCTTACCCTTTTCCAGCTCGTAATTGGACACATAGTCGAGAGAATATCTTTCCAGTTTGGTCGGTGCATACCACTTATATAAGTCGATATAGTCAAGTATGGAAACACCGGAGATGTTGACATTCATCCTTCCGTTCTTCGCCTCCCACACCTGAACATCCTTGATGGGCGACAGTCTCATATACTCATTCGGGTCGCTGAACACCCTCTTGGAACGATTGATAATATAGGGTATATCAAAGTCATAGACCGACCATCCTGTAATAACATCCGGCGGAAACTTGTTCAGAAAATTGAGAAGGCGGTTCAGCAACATCCTTTCATTGTCACACTTGAAGTATCGAACATATTTCTCGTTGAAGAATTTTCCACCAGTATAATCCTTCAAACCAAACACCGTGGTCGTGTCTGTCTTGTTATCGTAGATGGAAACAAGGTTGATGGGGTCTTTCGGGTCATCGACACTTGGATATCCGACACGAAGCTCACATTCGATGTCAAGGGAATATACTCTCAGCTTCGGAACAGTAAGCTCCTCGTCTGGAATTGAATAATATCTCTCAGCAAGGAACTGAATTTCAGGTCTTACTCTATCCTCAAATATATCCTTCTTGTCCTTGATGAAACTGAAATAATCGGAGTAGGAACGGAAATTCCGCCTTGTGACGGGCTGACCGTAAATTGTCTTGACCTCTCCTCTCTCATAAGGAAAGTAGACATACGGAACCCAAGGTATGTCAGAATAAAAGTCCTCTCCATTGATTTGCTCCCACAAATGAATGGTAGAGGTCTTCGTGTTGTAATGTATGTTCTTGAACATTATTCTATCACAAATAATTTATCGTCTATAACAGGCGGTTCTATTTCTTTGGTATGTTTTATATATATCCAGAAACGGTGATTTGTATTGTCTCCCGTGCCACCATTTACACAATCAATTATACCGTTCCATCCTCTCACTTCATAGAATGTGGTTGGATTATGTCGATACGGTTTGACCTCATACTTCTCCCCTATCTTATACCAAGACTCTGGTTCTGTAGTATATGCATCAATAATCTCAATCCATTTATACTCGTCCGTATTCATCAACCACTCTCACAATGTCGTCTTCACCGAAGTATTCACCAGTTTGAACTTCTATAAAAACAAGGTCATCGTTACCAATGTTTTCTATCCGATGAAACAGCTCCTTTCGAATATCCACACACTCTCCCGGCTCCATATCAAAGAAATCGTCCCCAATAGTAACAAGGGCACGACCTTCCACGATGAACCAATGTTCATTTCTTTTCTTATGTTTTTGTAAACTCAATTTATGGGTAGGCTTGACGGTAATTCTCTTTACCTTGTGTGTCTTGTCATCCAGCAAAATCTCAAACTTTCCCCACGGTCTTCTTTCTTCCTTCACGTCCTTTCCTGACGAAGCTCATCACGAATTTGCATCAACAATTTACCCATCTTGTTCTTGCCCATTCCATCGTGGCCTGAACCCCAATATGGGCTGAATGATGCATCCTCTACAAGATATCTGTCACCAGTTGCAAGAAGATAAGCCCTTGCTTCTGGATTTTGTGTGAACTTTGCCTTTACCCCCTTATACATTATTTGGTCTTTTACATCATCCCAATCAGACCTCATCTTGACCTGTCTTCCTAGCCTTCGGGCCTTGGCGGGAGACTCAGCTAACATAATTCTTGCCTTGTCAACAGGGTTGAGTGCCTTTTCTGATTGATAGTAATGTTCGACGGTCTTATACTCTCTCCCGTCTATATTGACTTTACAAAGGTAGAAATTTGATAAAGGATGATGTTCTCCGACAAACCGTAACTCATTCTCCATATATAGACATCCTCTCTGGATTTAGCCGAATGGCTGATGTTGACCTTCTCTTTCCACATGTCTTGGTGATTTTTGACATACCAAATCCAGACAGGGTGGAAAGACCCTCACCTGCCATAATCATATCAGTATAAAACCGTATCAACTGTTCTCTTGACAATTCCCTACTCAAATATTTCCTTGAGTTCGTTATCATCCTTTTCAGTCTTGCATCACTCTTCTCTTTCGACAACTCTTCAACCAACGAAATCGCCTCATCTATATTTGCTCGTATCGCATCATCGGACATATAGTCAATCTTTTCCAACCGGATGCCCAAAACCAGACCAAGAGCTTCTTTCAGGGACGCACAGGAACCATAGAACACTCCATTCAACACAACCCTTATTTCTTCTCTTGTTGACATTGTTTTTCTCCTTTCTATCTACCAACGCTCTCCAAATATTTATTCTTTGTCTCTTCCCAAGACAGCCCAATGAGGTCATCGTAGAACAATTTATCCCTGTTGTATCTCTTCGTTTCAAGAACATTCTTTATCCTTGGTGTTGCATATCGTTCCTTCCACAGGTCAGATAGTGCCTTACAGGAATTGTCAAAGGCCTTTTCACCCAAGACATCCGTTTCCCTTCGGAGAAACTCTTTTGTGTTCTTATATAATTCAGCAAAATACACACCACGGGGTGCATTGTTCTCTTCCGGCTTCACCTTCAATGTAGAATAGGCAAAACTCAAAACCTTTGTTTTCGGTCTTGTGGGTAATGTGCCGTCTTCCCTTTTTGATATCATCTTCCTGTATTCGTCTGGATAGGTATCTCTCACCCAATTCTTGACAATCTCATACGCCTCGTCAGAAGGTTCTATGGGAATTTTTCCTTCCGTAGACTCACATTGTCTCCAATACTTCAACCGATTATATTGTGAAAGTCCACCATAGACAGAGGTGGTAGTAACCGCAACGAGTTTCTCATCGGGATATTTTGTATTCCACACTCTCTCCACGGTATCGGAGAGAACCAGAAGTGCCACCAGTTTCCCACCCGTGTAATTGAAACCAAGAGGTTGGGTGGGAACAATTGAGTTTCCCATCGCAGTATAATTCAACATATTCTCTTTCAGTCTTTGGTCAAGTGTCCATCCGATATATCTGTCCCGTCCACCAATGGTTATAAAGTCAGAACCCAAGGAGATGACACCAAGGTGTTTCTTCGTGATATTGTCAATGATGTAGAACTTGGCGCTCCTACCCAAATTCTGCGACCATTGTAATGTAGACGTGAACACTCTCAAGATGTTCCAAGTCAACTGCCTGTCGGGAGAATCAGCATGAATGACGATGGGTTCCAACTTGAGATAATCCATCGGGTCGTCTGGAACCCATATCGTGTTCTTGATTTCCCAAATTCGTGCCAGTTCCTTCTGACTCCATTTTGTCTCGTTGATTTCCAGCCACTTCCTGTAGAGTGTATATTCCTCAACGGACATCTGTTTCACTTTCTTGATATTTTCTTCCAGTATTTTTTTTACTTCCTCTGCTTTCATTCTATACTCCCTTGAAACATTTTATACTTTCACATAACATTTTCTGTCCTTCCTCTGGATTATAAATCACATATGCGGGATGAACAGAATATACTACCTGTGTGCCAAACTCTTCATTGTAATCCAATACCCCATTGATATCTTTCATTATACTACGGTTTCCCGTCAATGTAAAGTAGGCATAGGAACCCAGCGTAAGAATCTTCGAAGGTTTCAGGACTTTCAAATACTTTCGAAACCACATTCTACAAACATCCATTTGTTCATCTGTCGGTTTTCCGTTCTTCCCGTCCTTGACAGGTCTGCAATTGACAGAATTGATGATGAGAAAGTCTTCCCGATACAGACCAAAACTTTCCATCGCAGACCAGAACTTTTCACCGGCCTTACCAATGAAAGGTGTATTGTTCACAACCTCATCTCTACCGGGAGCTTCTCCAAGAATGGCAAAACGGGCCTTCTCCGTCCAATACGGTTTGGCCCGTCCGTTCTTATACAGAATACACCTCTCACAGGATTGAACCTGTTTGTCGAGAAGCTGTAACATTCTTACTGTTTTTTTATCCATTCATATATCCCCATAATAACGCCAACTACACAAATGAAAAACAGGGCTATTGCACCGCCTATCAGGAATAATGCGAGCAAACCAAGAGCAACGGCAAACGGGAAATAAAACGGTAGAAAGATAATCCACCAAGACCAATCCAACCATCCCGTCACCTTGAGAATGACCATTATAAGCCCCAAAATTATCAGACCAAATCCTGCCCAGCTATTGTTGTTCATTGTCTTCTCCTTCTCTCTCCTGTTTGTGGAGTCGTTCTCAATTCTACTGTTTTTCTTTCATCGCCAGTTTTTTGGGCATCGAGCACCCAAGGGTCAAGCTCCGTTGCATCATACATCTTCAAGGTTCTTGCATCATAGTAGAACTTGTCCACCTCACCCACTCTACCACCTAACCTATTCTTGACTATCTTATAGTGTAACTCACTCTCATATATCAGTAACTCATCATCCACACCATAGATGGCCATAAAGTCTGCGGTGGCAGGAACACCCATACTCTCCGAAATGTATACGAAATCCACTTCGTTGAAGGCAACCATAGACCCCTCACGGTTCAATTGTGATACTGATATAACAGGTATTTCGAACCGGAAGGATAATGCCCTC